TATGATGCGGCCAACACCACCCATAATGCCCAGTCAATTATATACGCATCTATTAATTCTGCAAGTGTTTTGCTCATAAGTAATAATTCTCCATTTGCGGCCAATGACCAATCTTCAACCACAGATTGCAGATTGGGTTTTGCTATTGCTCCGACCGTTAATAGTATGGCCATGTGGTTGTATACTGCAAATGGTACTGCCGAAATTAATCCAGCTGGCATCCTTGCTGACCGACCTGCTGGTTTAGAAATTGACAAGGTAGATGGCGTACACCCAGCAGAAAACATGACACCACAAGAAGTCTACCTACAGTTTCTTAATCGAGTCAATAATTATACCTATATGGTTCGGAGCTTTATGACAGATTCTCCTGCGGCCGGAGATTATGAACCTCTTCTGGGTGTAACTCGGGCCAATACGTTCTTATATGAGGCCAAAGATTGGTTACAACAGAGAGCCCAAGCCCTTCAGTTAATTGATCTTATGTCCAGAACAACGCTTCCTGGAGGAACATCTACTGCAATTCAAAATGCAATAGCCAACACTTCATAAGGAAAATTCATATAAATAGGGTGAAGGCCTTCACTAATAGAGAGAAATATGGCATTATTAGCTACAAAAAATAAAGTATTTTCTGATTTGGATTTAGATTTTGACATTCATCCAAACACCAAGCAATTGAATACTCTTGTGTCCGATGCTGCTGTTATCCGGTCGTTAAAAAACTTGATATTTACGAGCCATTATGAGCGCCCATTTCATCCCGAAATAGGATGCAAGATTAAAAATTCGTTGTTTGAAAACATCATGCCTTCGACGGCCATTACGATTCAAAAGTCAATCGAAGAGGTTGTGAATAATTTTGAGCCCCGAGTGGATCTAACTTCTATTAGGGTCATTGCCGTACCTGACGAAAATGCATATAATGTTACTATTAATTTTTTTATTGTCAACGAAGCTGTACCAAGACAAGTCACCTTTTTCCTAGAGAGAATTAGATAAATGTCAAGCCATACAACAAGTAAACTTAAAGTTACCGAACTTGATTTTGATTTAATCAAGAATAGTCTGAAAGATTATTTAAAATCACAGACCCAATTCGTGGATTATGATTTTGAAGGTTCTGGAATGGCTGTTCTTCTAGATTTGCTTTCATATAATACACACTATAATGCCTTCTATACAAACATGATTGCCAATGAGATGTTTTTGGACTCGACCACCTTGCGTTCCTCGGCCGTTTCGTTGGCCAAGCAATTGGGCTATACCCCCAGGTCTGTCATAGGCGCAAAGGCCAAAGTGGACATTACATTTAATCCAAATGACCTGGGAGGACCTGGTAGTGATATAACGAGATTAGGATCAACTGTTGCAATTCCTAAAGGTTCTGTATTTTTGACTGAACTGAATAACAAGACCTATGGGTTTGTATCAACAGGTTCACATACAGCTACTCCTACGCCAAACACTGACGGCGGATTTTTAATTTCTTCTACTCAATCATCAGGTGTTGTTCCCTATACTGTATCAGATATAGAAATTACTCAAGGTGTATATTCGTCTATTCAATATGCATATAACGAACAGATAAAAAATCAACAGTTTATCATACCCAATGAAGGGGTAGATACTTCGACGATTACTGTTTTGGTTACCGATACATTATCAGGATCGGCTGGAGAAATCTATACTCTTTCTAATGATTATGCTGCAATTACTTCAGATAGTAAAGTATTTTTTGTCCAAGAGACCCTAAACAGCAAGTATGAAATTTATTTTGGTGATGGAAACATTGGAGCCAGTCCTGTAAACGGAAATATCATTGACATTACCTATGTTGTTTCTGAGGGTGATGCGGGTAATGGCGCAACCATATTCAAAGCAGATCCTATTAAGTCGCCGTTTTATGGGGTTAATAGTTCGACGACAACGTATGCTCCGACAGTATTGTTGGTCGAAAAAGCAGCCGCAGGCGCGCCTCAAGAAGATTTGAACTCGATTAAATATTTAGCTCCTAGAAATTATGAATCGCAAAATCGAGCAGTCACGACAGATGATTATGTGGTAAAGGTATTATCTGACTATCCTCAGCTGGACGCTGTTCGGTGTTGGGGTGGAGAGGAAAATGATCCGCCAGAATATGGTAAAGTATATCTTTCTATAAAGCCTGTTAAGGGATATATTTTATCGAATACTGAAAAAGAAAACATTAAAACGAATATCCTAAAGAGTCGAAATATTATTACAGTAGAGCCGGTTCTTGTTGATCCAGAGTATATCTTTTTGGTTATCAATGCTTCTGTCAAGTGGGATAGTCGATTGACTCCATTGACCGATGCCACGCTAATGGCGGGTGTTAGAAATGAAATTGTAGAATGGGGGCAGAATAATCTAGAAAAATTTGAAACCTACTTTAGATATTCTAAACTAGTATCTGCCGTTGATAACTACAATGCTGGTGTTGTAAATAACGAAATTAGTGTCAAGTTGCGTGCAGAGATTGTTCCTACTCTTGGCGTATCAACAAATTATACTATCAAGTTTGCTAATCCATTATATCATCCTCATGCGGGGCATCAGGGAACATTGAGTAGTAGCCAGTTTACCTATACAGGGCACACCAATTGTACTTTGACAGATGTAGATGGGGTAGTGCAAATAGTTTCGGGGCAATTGGTTGTTTCTTCTGATGCAGGAACCATTGATTATACTACGGGGAAAATAGTCCTTACTGGATTTGTACCGATAAATGTGTCAAATGGTGGAACATTGTCTATTACAGTCAAACCTAATAATAATGATATTGTTCCAAATTATAATCAATTACTCACAATTAGAGATTCTGATTTATCAGTTAGTATGTCAGATGATTCTTCTGTGATAAGTGGAACGGTCGGTGTTACAAGGGCATCGAGTATCTATTAAAAAATGGCTATAAAAAACAACAAAATTTCTGCGATCCTCGAAGAACAGATTCCTGATTTTATTAGAGAAGATCATGATAATTTTGTCCAGTTTTTGAAATCCTATTATGAATTTTTGGAATCTGAATCTCCGCCCACTACACTTCCTCTGGTCGTAATTAATCCCTTTCCCACAATATATAAGCCTAATAACAATCCTTATGGTGGCCAATTTCAAATTGGTGAAACGATTCAACAAAAGGCTAATTCAGATGATTCTACTGAAGTAACTGCATCTGCAAAAGTTTTTGCATGGTCTGGAGATGCAACAGCCCAAACTGCGATTATTACATCATTTGGGGGAACAAGTAAAACTTTCATAAAAGATGTTGAGATTGTTGGAGTAAAGAGTGGAGTTAAGTTTTTTCCTGTAAATAAGACAGAAAGTCTCAAGGCTGGTTCTACGCGAGCATCATTAGATTTATTGGGCACAAAAGATATTGATGAAACTTTGGACGATTATGTTCAATATATCAAAAATGAATTTGCCGTAAATCTTCCTTTGACATTACATAGAGATGCCGATACTCGTAAGGTTTTAAAAAATATTCGAGACTTTTACAAGGCTCGTGGTACTGAAAATTCGTTCAAGTTTTTGTTTCGATTGTTATATGGTGAAGATAGTTCTATCTATCTTCCGGAAACAGATATGCTTCGGGCTAGTGATGCCAACTGGAAAAATGTTGTAGTTATTCGTGTTAACCTTCCAGTGACCGGCATATCATCTGACTTTGTTGGGCGAAAAATTAAAGGTGGAGTATCACTGGCTACCGCGGTCGTTGAAAAGGCACTAGAGATTCTTTATGTAGGGGTTAGGTTTGTTGAGTTGGAATTAAGCAATAAACTAGGAACTTTTGTTGCAGGAGAATTTATTAACACCGACAATGTTGGTGATGGAACGACAGTCAGAGCAGAAGTTCTTGGTTTAGTCAATAATGTTAAAATCATAGATTCGGGTTCTAACTATCATGTTGGTGACCGAGTTGTTGTTAATTCTACCAATGACGATGCCAAAGGCGCGGTTGCAGAAGTATTAACAACAAATGCGACCTCTGGTGGAATTACTTCCATGAAAATCGTTGACCCTGGTTATAGTTATACTAGTGTCCCCATTTTGGATATGACAGCCCCTCATAATGCAGATGCAGGAGCCGCGCGATTTGCGGCTGGGCCACTAGAGACAATTTTCTATAATGATTTCTCTCAGTATACAGGCGCCAATTCATTCTTTACCGAATCGGATAACCGAGGCGCAAGTTCAAATGTGGGTCCTTCTACAAATCATCCTTATGACGATTTGGCATATACTGAATTTAGAGGAGTTTTAAATCCTGCTGATGTGACTGCCAACAGTATTATGAATTTTGTTACTATCCCGGGAGTAGACGAAGGGCTCAAGGGATACTGGAAGATGAATTCCTATTATCACAAAGATGCGACGATTAGCACAGCCGATGCAACAGCCAATGATAGTAATGATCCTGTGGCTAACAATACATTTAAGGGTCCTCGTGTAGGCGACATTACATTTGTTGCAAACCCGAATTATGACACATTGAGTGATGTCCAGCTAAGTTATGTTAATCACACATATACAAATGCCATGGCTGTTCCAGATCGAACAGGAGCAAATACATATCTTTCAACTGGATGGACTGGTTTTCAACCTATTGTCCGTGACGAAAGTGGCCAGGGGCATCATGCGAGAGTTGCATCGTGGCGGGGGACGACACCTAATCTAATTACAGATGGATATCAAGACTTTAGCAAGAAACCAGAGAGTTTATATGTAATCGGACCTCATAGTAGTCTTACCGAGGACACCCCGGACCTATATCCAATTGCCCAGTACGGCTCCACTCCGGAGGCGAGCATTAATACCTCTTTTAGTTATGTTGGAACTTCTAGTTTAGAGTATAAGATTACCGTCGGCGGCGCAAGTTATATGACGTTTGCAAACGCTCTACCTGTTATAGGTAGTTATGAATTTAGAGATGATGCCGAGGGGGTGTGGAATGGTTCATGGGTAGCCGAAATACCGAAAGGAAAAAAATGGATTTTTTCTTATTATGCATATTCAGACTCTAACATAGTCCCAGAAGATGTTCAATCTTGGGTTTTCGTAAGAAATATGGAAGACCTACAGGCAAATGTTGCTTTTTATAAGCACACAACTATTTTTTCTGCCCCACGTCAATGGGAACGATTTGAGATGATTCTTGATTTTACATTGACTGACCAACCCAACAACAATCATAGGATCACCGGCGATGGTATAGGCACCATAAATTCGCAATATAGTCATGGGGGTCTAACGGTTACCGGCAACGATCTTAAAGCCAATGAAATAGATTCTGTAATATTAAATGTTGGTTCTTCATCGGCCGGGTTGCACACTCGAAGCGTCGGAAATACTGTATTATATGACGGGTTTTCTCTGCAAGATTATGACGAATTTAGGCCAACTATCAATCCCAGGTTTGAAACTGCCTTTGCAAATGCAGGAATTTTCGGGGCTGGTAGCACTTCAATTGGAACGCTCGCCGAGGGTGGCCTGGTTCTGATGCCCCATGATGATATTAGTAGTGCAAATACTCAGACATGGTCCTTCTGGTTCAATCCTTCAGAAAAGTCTACGGGAACAATGACCGATCAAATAGGTAGTGGGTCTGAAATGATTGTGTCAAGAGATACAGTCGGCCATTGGAGTTGGTCTATGAATGCCTATACATCGTCGGCTGTAACGACAGGCGATTATATAGACACCCTATTTTCATTCCCTAATGCAAAATTTGACAATGGTAATCATGTCGGCTACTATCAAAAGCTCGCAAATAGCGCAGGCTATTATCCTGGCGCTGATACTGGGTTGGATGCACAGGTATGTTATTCCAATGATGATGAAAGTGATGTTTATACCGAAACCGTAGATGAGATGACCGTGATTACTATTGACGGAAGCCTTGGTCATGACCAGAGCTTTGGCGCTGCATGGAAAGCCTTTAATGTTGAGGATGGCATAGAAAGAACCTTTAGCATAACTAAAAAGGTTAGTGGTTCAGATGCAGGCACTGGGTATTATGTTAGAATTTATGAATATAATGGTGACCTGCCAGCCGATAAGTTTTATATTTCATTAAACGGCGCGGAAGGTCTGCCGCATGGACCTGACGTGCAGGTGTCTACGTCTACGACCACTTCTGGCGTGTCCGGTGGTAATTTTAATAATATCACTAATGGTCCGGTACTAACTACATGGACAACTAACGATTTTACTTACATTCCATCCGCTAGTGCAAAATGGGCAAGTGTTAATGTAATTAACTGGACTGGCATCGTCAATAAGAAACTTTACGTTCAGCCTATTCGCATACGGGGTGGTTCTTCGGGCTTGCACTTCCCTGAAGGCGGCGGTACTGTAAGGGCTGACACATGGAACATGTTCACGCTCACGATTGACTATACTAATCTTGTAGCCAATGTATATATTTTCAATACAACAGATGGATTGCTTTTGGCCAATGGATTTACATTGGATTCACGCTTTAGTCCAGGTACACTAAGCAGCCCAAATATTGTTCCTATGGGACTGACCGGCCAGGCCCCGAGTTCGGCATATACTCATGGTCCCATCTCGGGCGGCAATGAACCTCGCCTGACCACACACGCAATGCATGTGCAGGCACGCCCGCAGACCGGCGACCCGCAATGGCACACTGGGTCGTCGATTGCTGCTATTAATGATGAGCTGCAATCAGCAACCGCTGGTACAGGAAACACCGCAAGGGCAGAGGTTATTCGTGATACTCCTGGGGCAAATAGTTATGTCACCGGAAATGCCTTCCGAACATATAATTCTAATGTCGCGACAACAACGACGGCTCCCGATGGAAAAATGCCAAATTATATATGGACTTATCTTATGGGAGGGTCCACCACGGGAGCACAAAATAACAAGCTCCGCGAGATTGATGATCCTTTAGGCACTCCTAATGATGGAGTGTCTCCCTATTTAATGGAAATTCCAAAAGGAAAGAGATGGATTTTTTCTTATTATGTGAAATCATCTGTGGTTAAGGGAACAGGGATCGGGCCCGTTAGTGCTTCTACAGGAAAAGCACCAACATCCGATTATGATAGTGGAACATTGACTTTATACAAGCGTTTCAACGACGATGGCACAGCAAATAATTGGTTAAGTGGAATTTGGAAAACTAATGCATGGTATGCCAGTGATTTTGACTTAGGTTATAACACAATACCTCAGTATAATACAGGCGGGAATGCGCCGGGGAGTACCTTTCCTCCCCATATTGGTGATAATATTGGACTTGAACAGCTAAGCCACGCCGGCGGCTCGGCCGCAAATGTTGCTGTTGCCGGTACGTGGTTTAGAAAACATCAATTTTTTGACCTGAGACATTCAAATACATATTATGGTTATACGAACTGGGGTAGCACTACCACCGCTCTCAGAGTTATTGATGATTACTGGGACAACCCCGCTCTGACCGACGATTCTAATTGGGATCCCATTGGGTCGAATATGACTACAACATATAAGGCCGCGACCGAGGATGGCCCTGTATTATATACTATTATTGGTGCTGGTGGTGAAGCGGACCCAAGGCACCGAAAACTTCAAGCCAATTTTAATCTTCAAGGCGAGGGAGTCGGTGCAGCCATTCCAGCCGGAGACAATCCATTTAGTGGTAAGCTGATTAATGATTTCAAATTGAGATGGAGGGCAAATACAGAGTTTAGTGGTACACTAGATACTTCTAAACTAGTGAGGACTGAAACTCTTGTTTGTTGGAATAAGGGTATAACAAACGGCCTTGGTGAAGGTATCCCCACTATCCCACAGCTTGTGTCTAATTTTGAATCAACCTCGCTATTACGGTGGACGACTACATTAGACGAAACCATGGGAGGAGATGGCGGCGATCAAACAGCTAGGGCATGGTTGCGATCCGGTACCGGAAACGATGGTGTATGGGCTATTGAATATTGGCGTATGCATAAAATTCCTACTTGGCGCGAAAGAACGATAACCGGCATCGAATTTCAAATATTTCGAGATTTGGAAGAAGATGATGCATTTGATATTCAATATGTTGCGGTTGGACAAACACCCGAGCCGCCAGGCAATGAAATTGATGCTCTAGCCTTTCAGTTTTTGGTTGGTAGTGATTCTCAGGATCTTTATCTAGACGGTTTCATGTTAGAAGAGGTTACGGAGGACGGGGTATACGAACCAAGCCCTTATGCCTTTCCTAATCAGGGCACTGAAACTGGAGCCTTGTTGTTAGGAACTGGAATTCCTGCACAAGGGCGCGCAGTCAAACTCGGCGAGAAGTCCGAGAGCGCAAATGGAGACATGTTTGTCACCGAGGGAGATCAAAAGGTCCATGGTGGATTTGACGAGGCTCGATATTATGACAAGGCTCTTTCGTGGAATCAAATTGAACATTTGTTCTATAATCCTGGGGGTCGATTCGACAAGACATTGAGCGGAGACTGGAAGGCACTCAATCAAGGAACTAATTTTTATTCTGATACCAACCCTGTCGAGGTTACTTTTCCTACCACTCTTGGAAATGTCGGAAAATATTTGAGGGTTGGAGATGGAGATACGACGACGCTCGATGATGGTCTTCATATTATTACTAATAAAAATATTCCATTCGACCCAACTATTCGTTATAAGATGAGCGCAAATGCTAAAGATGGAAGTGCATCCACGGCTTCAAATACTAGTATTGGTATAATTGGATTCTCTAATACTGGAATAGATTTGATTGGCACCCTTGGTGAACCTAGTTGGGATAAATTATATTCAATTGTGCAATCGCCTGGTGGTGACCCTGCCGAATCTGGTTCTCTGACTTCAAACTGGACCACTTATAAGGCTGTCTATGGCGGTAATACAACTCATCTAGGAACACATTCAACAACGGCTTACTCCCCCCTCCTCCCCGCCTCGAACGGGCATGGTGGAAATATTGAACAGTCTAGTGCTGGTCTTGGAACTCCTAAGCAGGAATTTAAGTGGGCCAATCCTGTACGATTATTTGGATCTGAAGCAGCCGCGACACAACAAGGCACAGGAAATACAACATTTATCCGACCAGTCATGTTTATTAATTCTTTAGGTCAAGACGACATAACACTCATCGACTACATCAAAATCGAACAGCAAAGAGATGCAACACTCACCGCAGAAATTGGTACAGAATTCAAACAGGCTGGTGAATATCTAGATGACTCAGGCAAGATAGGAACTTCACCTGCAACGAGATGGCGCCCAAAGTTTATTCAGGATGATAGGTTTTATCAAATTTATTCATATGTAATCAAGTCTGGGTTTTCGATTGGAACCTACAAAGAACTGGTAAAGAAGTTGGTTCATCCTGCTGGGCTTATTATGTTTGGGCAGGTTGAGATCCAAACTTTTGTGTCTGCCGCCATGAGGGCATTTGACGACACCTTGCTGGGAGACATTGTTGACCTGTTCAGAACATATTATATGGGAGCAGAATCAACTCTTCTTTCTGAATATGCAGATGTTCCTATTTCTGGCCGAGGTGTGGGTTATCATACTCAATTTGGACTGGACATTGTAGGTGAAGCTGACTTTGACCTTGATGCAGCCCATGGTGTGACACCGCATGGGGCTGGAAAAAATACTCCCGGGTCGCCTGGATGGATTGCATGGGACCAGTCTCCTCTGACAAGCCCATATGCAAATTCGCACTATTATACTCCTCATGATACGATTTGGCCGTATGAAGACCAGGCTTTAGGGTATGCTCCTTATGCAACATCTAATGCATATACAACAGTAACCAACGATTCGTTAATTTGGAATATTGAGGGATGGCGAACTTTGTTGGTGTCTCCTTTCGAGAATGAAAATGTTGGAGCTTTATATGCACATTCGCTCATCGCGCCGGCGCATCAGACTCCGGACCAGGCCGGCCGCGGTCAATATGGTTGGGAAAAGGCTTCTACGACATATGGGACTGTATCTGAATCTTTTAACATTTATGGTGTTACTGCTCCTTTGGATATTGATGGAAGGGCCCATCGGTATGTGAGAATGAAAATTCGTCGCATTGGTCCCGGAGGATATGGAGCGGATTCATGGTTGGGTGTTTGTCAACCAACAACAAATCCATCGTCCGGCTCAGGCGGTTCTCATTGGAGACCAACATTAGGATTGACTCCTACGCAATGGAATGCTGGGATGAGTGTTCCGGATATGCCCGATCCTCCTCGGATGGACTTGGATGCGCGAAAATTGTTTTATGCTTCGGCCAACACAGCTCAGCCTTCTACACTCATCAATTCGGCAGATGTATTGCCTGGTACAAAGAGCCCATGGCATATTCTAGAATGGGATATGTGGGAATTGGGGCAGACTGAACCCACCACGATTGATAATTTTATATTCCCCGATAACGGCGGTAAGAACATGTGGAAGGATGCTAATCCTACCACAGGAGCCTCTCCTCAAGATGGTGGTACTGGTCGCCGAATTGGAGCCATGTCATTTCAGTTATGTTATGAACCAGACAACAAACCTGTGGGCGAAAAGTTTGAAATTGCATGGATTCAAGTAGACGATGGAGCACTATGGCAACGGGGTTCGTATGCGATTCCTGTTGGATATGCAAATACTTGGACATCAGAGATCAATATGGCCGGCGTTAGTCTGAACGATACAGGAACTGGAACAGGTGGTATTCCCTATAGAATTCGAGCTTCAGAATCAACTGACTTTAGTAATCAGACCATTGGTGATTTTTCTGTAACTGTGGCTCCCGCTGCAACAACCCCGAGCGAAATTACTCGCGGTGCGCCTGTTCTCTATGTGCATTCGGATAAGAGTATTATTAATGCGGGAATGATCGACCAAATATCTGATGCAAACGGAGCAATTTTTCGAGTCTCTGCAAATACCGCAAATAATCTCGATTGGATTGTCACCGAAGTTATTGACTCAGAAAAGTTTTTGAGAACTGCTCCTGGTTCTCCTGCTCTTGGAGATTATATCGGAGGAGGAACGCCCACGGGTAATGGACAGTTTAGTGGTCCAGTTATTCTTGACACAGATGTCCATGACAATCTATATGTTGGTTATGTATATGAAGACCATACGGGAGGTTATCCAAGATTTGGTTCGAGTACCGATAGCAAACCCTTGATGTTATTCCGATTGACACCTACAGCCAATGTTCAGACTGATATGTCTGAATCAGCAGACCCACACAATCTAAGGTCTGTTGGTAGCACATCTCCTGTTGTAAGAGGAAGGTCCAACACTTACTCGGCTGAACAAATTCTGTGGGGAAACACAGGAGGAACAGACGGTATTGGTGTGATGGTTGGGGGTAATGATTTATATGGTCGTAGCGAATCTGAATGGGCAGCTTCGGAAATTGGAGGAGGATCTGGTTCTTTTGTTGATTTCTCTACCGATGATCTAGGGTCACTCTATGTTGTGGGTAGTGGTTCGCAAAATATTATCAAGATTCTTCCTGCTGCAAATACTTCATATGCAAATGGGGTGACAAGACTTTCGCACGATATTGTGGGGCAAGTACGTGGTCGTCGAGTATTCGAGCTTGCAAATCCGACAACGCTCGATGCAAACAATGATGTGCTTGGTAATTGGAGACCGACAAATATTATTTCTGGTCCGAAAGATTCATTGTTCGTGGCCTGTGATACTGGATATGATCCAACCAATAGAGGTGCAAATTCTGTCTATTGCTATCATGTTGTGACAGAACAAAATATTGAAACAGGAGAACACTATACCAAGAATGTCTATCCTGTCTTTGCAAATACATCAGGATTGACTGCGTGGCCCGTGACCGATTATGTCACTCAAACTAGTAATGTTGGAATGTCGCAATCATGTGCAGGCATGGTATTAGACCACGAAGAACCTCCTAATTTATATTACATGAGCGCAAATACCATGTATCGAATCAAGCCCAAAGGATATAGTTATCAGATGGGCGACACAGAAATCGAACAATTATTCCCTGATAATTATTTCCGCGACACCTTAAACTATCATGGTGGCAGTAGTTCAATTTATTATGGTTATCTCGGGTTTACTCGTCACGGAATAGGCCCATCGGATCAAAATAGTTACCTCTATTATCAAAACAATTATCAACAATTACAAGTCGATAGTCGAAATCGAATTTACTTTGGTGGCATGGCGAATCTATTCTGTTATTCTCGTGGATCGAATACAGAGTTGCTTCCATTGTATAATCAATCCAACACAGAATTCTCGACACTTCAAGTTGTCGTTAATACAGCCATGTATACATCAAATATTAATTTCGGTTATGGTCAGATAACAGCCAGCATTGATAGTTTCGTCCTTGGGGCCAAAACAGCTAATAGTGCCTTTACTGGTGGAGACCCAGGGAATCCTTCTACTGGCGCAAATAATTTCAGCGAAGGTGTATATATTACGATGCATGATGGTCCGTCTTACAATAGCGACACTCTTGAAGAAAACGGAAGACGCCTCATTGCCATCTATCCAAACGCCAATGGTTCGTTCGTATCAGACGAAGGCGGGCAGTTGGCCATGACAATTATGGACGAGAACCCAGCCGCCAACACAAAGTATGAAGTAGACTTCACCGGAGGTCTCAATAAGTTCAGAGGGATAGGGCCAGGTAAAGTCGTATTGCGCCCAGAAAAGATATAGTGAACGACTAAATAGTAGGAAAGTAAACATAAATAGTAATCGTTATTGTGTATTATTATATACAAAATAACCGGAGAAATATAAATGCCAGCACTTGTGACATCAAATTTCAGAATAGTCAACGCAAAAGCCTTTGTCGATTCTTTTGAAGAACCGGAAAATGGTGGGCGTGATACTGTTGTCGGGCAATCTTATGTCTACTTGTTTATAGGAAAGATTTTATCGTGGGATAAAACCCATGCTGGTTATAGTGATTCACTGGCTCCACCTCCTGATGGTGATGTCCAAGGAAATGAATTCATACCTTGGCGAGACATGATCGCGCTAGATAGGGTGATTGCCAATACAGATATATCATTTGCCGCAAAACGATATGATTGGACTTCGGGGGAGATATATGACCAATATGACGACCAAGACCCTCAAATCACGAAAGCTACTTCTAAGTATTATGTATACGAGACAACTTCAAATCGAGTCTTTAAATGCCTTGATAATAATGAAGCGGCCATATCCACAGTAAATCCTAAGGAGGGATATTCAGATGTTGCAAAACATTTACCTTTCGTAACATCAGATGGATATCGTTGGAAATATATGTGTACTGTTTCTACCGATCAATATGTGAAATGGTTGACTACAAATTATATTCCAATTCTCACGCTGAATGCAATTCCCGGGTCTGGTGAGGGGGGAGGCATAGGAACACAGCTTACTAATCCTCCTGGCGGGTTTGCCGACCAAGCATTTGTTCAAAAGAATGCAAATACTGGAACAATTGAAACCTATTTTATATCCAGTGGTGGATCAGGATTTACAAAACATTCTGGAGGAGTTGCTCTTGAAAATAGAATTGTCCAAACTACGGGGCAAACACTTACCTCCGGTGGCCTGGGTACCCCCGTATCTACCACCGATTTCTTTTCATTAGCTCCTGCTGATGGTTTATTAATAGGTCAAGATGACTATAAGGGTTCTGCTATTTTTGTCTCAAATAATACACATCAAAAGGGTGTTGGTTGGATTGTAGCATCTGGGACATTAGACTACGACACCTCGCCCTTTAATGTTACTGGTCAACAAAGGGCTGTATTATTGGACCCAGGGCTTGCTCCTGAATATTTTGTTGAGGATGGAGAACCTGGTGTTAAATATGAAATTGGCCCGATCATTGAAGTAACTGGTGATGGCCTCCGAAATACAGATGGTTCTGGTGGGGCTAATGCCTATGCAATTTGCACTCAGAGTGGTGAAATTAACCAAATAAATGCATGGACATCAGGAAATAATTATACGACTGCTACTGTATCAGTTATAGGATCACATGGAGTATCTCCTACAGGCATAGGTCTACAGGCTAGGGCAATAATTGCACCTCCTGGTGGCCACGGGTCTGACCCCGGCACAGAATTAGGAGCATTTAATGTTGTTATTGCTAAAACATTGACAGGACCAGGTATTCTTAATACTGTTACAGGAGTAGACCGCAACTTCCCTATATCAAATCAATATCGAACTGTAGGGCTAGTGAGAAATCCATACTTGAAAGACGGTTATGATGCAACCGAATTAGCTCCTGCAACAGGTGGTAAGAATTGGTATGCAAATTCAAGCCCGCTGCACCAATCTACTTGGATTACTGCAAATACTGACTTCGGCAAATTTGGCAATTATATTCCTGCCGAAGATGACGATATTAAAGGTCGTACTTCTGGGGCCACTGGAAGAATTATTGAGTATAATACATCCTCCTCCGCGTCCGGCCGAATAAACATAACAAATATCACGGCAAATAGCTCTGGCGGAACATTTATGTTTAATGAACAAATAGGATTAGTGAAAAATAAAGATGGCGAAACATATACCGACGGTGAGAAATATGTAACCGCAAATGGATGGGCCGATTCGCGTGAGCCTCCAGAACATTTGCCGCTTGGGGGAGGAAATTTAGCCTTCGACGAGAACTCACAGGTCATCTATGAACCAGACCTTCAGCCCTATACCGGAGATATTTTGTATATAGAACATAGGACTCCAATCACTCGTTCAGAAGACCAGGCCGAAGATATTAAAATTGTTATTGAGTTTTAAAGATAAGGAAAAAATAATACATGCCGCTTACTACAAATGCTACTCCTTATTGGGATGACTATAACGAAGATAAACAATTTTATCGGATCTTGTTTCGCCCAGGATATGCAGTCCAGGCTCGGGAACTAACACAGCTCCAGACGAATCTACAGAAACAGATTGAATATCATGGTAAGCATATTTTTCAACATGGTTCCCGTGTGTTGGATGGTCAGATTGCATATAACAAGTGCGATTATATTAAATTGGCCGACTATACGAGCAATGATCCGGCACACCCCATAGGCTCGGCTACAGTTAATACTGCAACTGCATTTGATTCTACTACATTAGTCGGCATTACTATTCAATTGGATTCTCGAACTGCGACTTTCGGAGGACCCGGAGATTATATTACAAACGACGACGGTCAAATTAGTTCTCCCGATGGCCGTCGCCCTGTTGCAAAGGTTGTTTTGGCTGAAAACCGAACCGATAATGGAGATCCTGCTACCCTATTACTCAATTATGAATCTGGGGATAAGTTTACAGCCAATGATTTTGTTATTAATCGAGCCGATAATAGTGGTTTTAACGCAGTTGTAAACAACACAATATCAAGCTCGGGCGCTGAAGTTGGTCGAGCTTCCTATGCTGGAATTACAAGAGGTGTCTATTTTGTCACGACATCTACTGGTGGTTATTTTGCTCATGTTCCGAAACAACGAATTATTCTAGACAAGTATTCAGACAGCCCAACATATAAAATTGGTCTTAAAATTAATGAAACTATTGTTACTGAGGCCGAAGATGGTACTCTATTCGATAATGCTCAGGGAACATATACGACTTATGCTCCTGGGGCCCATCGCCTAAAAATTGCGCTAGACTTGGCTAAGGCTCCTGGTTCTGATGGTATAACAATCAATCCGGGGTCAGCTAAAGATTTTGTTGAAATTTTGCGTATTGAAAATGGCCAAAGAGCCTATGGTACAGATTCATCAGCTCAAAATCCCATGTACAACATTCTCGGCGAGGCCATGGCCAAACGAACCTTTGACGAAAATGGAAACTATATTGTAGAAGACTTTGATTGTCGGGTTGAAGACGGTCCTGCGGATACTGTAAAAGTTACGGTTCAACCTAAGCCGGGTAAAACTTCAGCCAGAGCTTATATTCGTGGGCATCAATATGAGCAGTCTGGCATTTGGGTCGAATATATTCAAAAGGCTAGAAAAACATCAATCATCAAGGACGTAACAACCCCATTAAATCATGGGGCGTTTATGTTAGTCACAGACCTTGCGGCAAAACTAGGTCCGCCCAATCCATTGTCTGTTGGGGATCTTCCTATCTGGGACCTTCATACCTGTAATACGTTTCAGGTCAATACAGCTTGGTCGGGCGCTAGTACTTCAGAAAAGGAAATAGCATATAAATCAACTCGCGTAGGGCAGTTTCGAGTCAGAGATGTACAATATGTTTCGGCCAATACTCATGCGATTTATATTACTGACTTTGAAGGTTCGGCTGCTCTCACAGGAAACTTTAGTGAAGTTAGCGTAAGCTCCGGAGATGGTGCTGGTCCTACTGTAGTTAATATTGATACAGCCAATACGAGTGTTTGGCCTAATGCGTATATTGGTTCTAAATTTACTATTACTTGGTCGCATGTAAATCCGGCTTTTGCTGGGCAGACACGAACAGTTATTGCATCGGCTCCGGATACTGTGCTTAATACCCCCGGAACTGGTACTGCAACTTTAACATTAGATTCACCATTCAACCAACCAACTAGTAATACAGATTTCCCAGGACCTTGGGAAAAATATTCGCTGAACGCTGACATTAGAGCAGCCGCAACCGGAAATGGATGTATTATTGCTTCGACAGTAAATGATTCTGGTACGGCTATTGGAGCCCTAACAGCCGCAGGCGACAATCCAAACCTTCCTGCAAACAAAGACGGTAACGCCAATATTTCAAAACTCGGAACGATTGCAAACACAAGCATCTTTGGTGGAGGAACAGTCCCAAGGTTGCTTTACAAGATGCCTGTTGGTGGGGCTAGAGTTGCAAATTCAATTGAGGCTTCTTCTACGGGAACTGGTTTTGAATTCCATGCAAGGTATTCAAAGGCGGTTAGCGCCCAATCTGGGCCAGCAATTTTTCCTTCGCAAGCCTTTAGAGGAACTGCATCTGGATATACCGACAAGGCATATTTCAAAACCGATAATAAAAATTCATATACAGTAATCAATGAGACTTCTGGGGAAACTATTGGTGTTGATGATTTTGAATTTAGTACCGTCAGTGGTAGTGGAGATAGTATAACCAGTCTTACTGTAGAGTCGACCACCAGCGTCGATTTTGGAACTGATTCAATTAGATTAATTGGTCCAGTAAGAGTAATCAATCTTACTGCAAAGAGAAAGTCGCTACTCAGAGGAATAAATGCCCAAGATGCTAAATCTGTTTCTGTTGGCACAGACAGAACAAATGCCGGTAATAGTTGGATTACATTTGCATCTCCAAACACCGTTCCTGGAGGGAAAGACAACTTAGGGTTGGTGGATGTATATCGACTTATTGATGTTTATGATACTGGTGATCTTAATCTAACCGCAAATGGCGCAATGTTAAACAACAACAAGCATCGTGTCACTAACAACTATGTTTTGGATGCTGGGCAGAGTGAGGCTCTTTATGACTATGCTTCTGTTGTATTAAAGCCTGGTGCAAAAGCTCCAAAGGGGCAGCTGGCCGTAGTTGTAGATAGATTTATTCATGACAACTCACCTGATGCTGGAGTATTTACTGTTGACTCATATAATGGCCAGGTTAGTTTGGAAAACATTCCTTCGTTTTTCTCAAATAAATCTGGTAGACGATATAAGTTGGCAGAATATCTTGACTTCCGACCATCAAGGGCTGTTGAAACTACTTCAACTAATGACGCCAATACAAGCTATTATGTTCCAATTGTTTCGGTACCAACTAGTACCAACCATACTAGTATTAATGATAATCAAGAAATTCTCCATCCAGATTCTCAGGGGCATTTCCAATATGACATGCAATTCTTTGCGCCTCGATTTGATAAGATTGTCTTGTCTGTTCGACAAAAAGGTAATGGATCAAACACCGGATACATGAGAATTATTTCAGGAACCGATGACAGAACTCCTGCTATTCCTCCCCGTGTTGACCCAAACGACATGGCATTATTTACGTTAGCCCTACCTTCATATACACCTAGGGCTAGAGATATTAGTGTGGTAACAGAAGGAAATCGTCGTTGGACGATGAAAGATATTGGTAAGATTAACAAGAGAGTTGATCGGCTAGAATATTATTCTTCTTTGAATATGATTGAACAAGATGTTTCTAATCTTAAAATCTTTGATAGTTCAGGGAATCTTGAAAGATTCAAGCATGGGTTTATTGTAGACAATTTTCAGGTCGGAACTGCCTTGGCTGATGTTGGAAATCTTATAACTGGGCCCAACTTTGACTTCCAAGCCTCGATTGGTCGGGGGGTCTTGCGCCCTGCATATGAATCTGAAAATATTGCATTGATGTGGTCCCCAGAATTTAGTACAGGCGTTCAGGAAACTGATGGTCTCCTTCACCTTCCATATACGACTGTTTCTGACGATACGTGGTTGCAGCAGGTCAGAGCCACTGTTGATGGCGCAGAAAATGTTAATCCGTTTGATGTGAGTACTTGGCGAGGAACAGTTGCTCTTTCTCCAAGTAGCGATATTTGGAAATCTACTGTTCAGGCTGAGGACCATGAAGGTGTTCCTCCGACTGGATATGAAACCTCGTTAATTGCAATGGCCCAAACGCTAAATGATCGAATGGGCGCATCCGCATTTATATGGGGAGAATGGTCTGAAACTTGGGCTGGCGAGACCATCACGAACGAGTCTTCAATGATAATAGATGAGGCAGGCGAGTTTGCCGCAGTAGAGCAGGCCGGCCTCGATGCGGGTTGGCAGGCGATCTTGCATGGCTCAGAGACCCGCGCTAAAGACCATGGCCTGTACGCCGTTGCTTCTGGTCTTGATTTGACGGAGGTTACGGGTGTCCCCCTAGGAAACTTAGGGACGGTAATGAATTCATTTGATCTTCCTGGTACAGACTGGGTATCCTATAGTGAAGGCGGAGAGGGTGAATTCCATGTGGAATACATGCCAAATCAAACTCTTGTGTTTGGCGACCAAGTTACGACAACAGTATCAACGACACCTACTACTCGAAGTCGTCAAGGAATTCAACATAGTTGGGAGGTTGAAGGCATACGGACTGAAATTGGAGAGTTTGTTATAAACTCTAGTACGCTTCCGTTCATGCGACCCATTGATATTATCTTTAAGGTTCGTGGGCTCAAGCCAGACACCGTAATGTTTCCAACTTTTGATGATGTCGATATTCGTAACTATACTGAACGAGCAAACGAGTTGGTACTTGACAACACCTTGGGTGAGGAAGTAGTTTATACCAACCCATATATTAATGGAGAAATTATAGTGTCGTTTGGATCTGGTGGGGGTGGCCGCGGCATTATTGCGGGATTCAATCCTGGATCCAATACTTATTATGTCACTTCTGCTAATGGGGCGTTTAATCTTGATAGTACGGTTAGGGGATCTATTTCAAACAACCCGCGCAAGGTTAAACAATATAAGAATTACTCTGGCGCAATACAAACTATCAGCTCTGCGGATCCTTTAACCGCAAAATTAGACGATTCGGCGAAGGCTTGGTGGCTCCCGAACATCACTAATCCCCCTGCTCCGCTCCCAGTCGCACAATTAGAAAAAGACCTTTTTGGTAAGACTCTTTACATTACAGAGGGTCGTGGATACGGGCAATCTAGAACAATTATGCAGTATAGCTCTAGTGGTACGGTTACTCTAAACACTCCTTGGACTATTACTCCTAACACACAAAGTCGTTACAGTATTAGTAATCACAGAACAAATCTTTCTGGAGACCTTTATGGTGTCTTCCATGTTCCTAATTATAATTGGGCAAATAGACTTATATCTGCTAGGCAAGAAGGAGATGGATCTGAAGATACTTCAGAGGTGTTGGGTGTTTGGGAACATGGTTCTGCCGTTGCAAATGAACGAACAAATGATGGCACTCGTTTTCTAACAGGTAACAAATCATTCTCTATACGCGATTCATTAGATAGGGGAAGCGCCCAATCATTTGGTGTTAGCCCATTCAGAGCCGCTGGAGTAATCGAAACACGACAAAAGCATTTTCAAAATTCCTTTGGATTAACATTGACTGAGAGAGAAGTAAGCCAAAACGATGTTAGTCATACCGTCGTCGAAACTACTACAGAAACCAACCGAGTAGAAATCGGAGCAGTCTGTTGGGCCGACCCATTGGCGCAAACTATCTTAGTTGATCCCCATAGGTATCCAGAAGGACTTTTTATTGATAGTGTCGATCTATGGTTCAAGACAAAGCCAGACACCTCCTTACTAGCTTCTGGTGAGGGCATTCCTGTAGAAGTACAAATTCGACCAACCACTGGAGGTATGCCTAGTGGTGGGGAGGTAATGGCTTCTGTCATTAAATATCCATCTGAAATAACTGTTTCTTCTGGGGAAAATGGTGATTTGCCTGTGCCATTCACTTTTTCATTCTCTCTCGGTGGGGGTCCGAGTGTAAGTACTAATGGTACTAATTTTAAGTTTACTCGCCCGGTTCATTTGAATGGTGGAACTGAATATGCAATCGTGATCCTGTGTGCAGACACATCTTATGAAGTATGGACTGCACACGTTGGTAGTGACGAAGTAGGAACGGGCGAATTCAGCGGCTCTGGACTTCCTGCCGTGAAGATCGACAGTCAGCCTCATTTGGGAGTCATGCTTAAATCACAGAATGGTTCTACTTGGGTGCCAGAAGTCAATCAAGACTTGATGTTCCGAATCCATAAGTGCAAGTTTGATACTTCTGTAGTAGGAAGTGCAATTTGGAAAACAGCTAATGCAATGTCACATTATGTTCCGTCATATACAAGAGTTCAGAATGCATTGGCCCATACAAACTGGGGGAACGCCTCAGGTTCTGACCATGCATTGAGTGGCCCAACCGCAAGCCCGTATGGATTTAAAGTTTGGGATAAGAATTTCACATATCATAGATTCCGTATTGATACAACACAACTTGATTATCCGTCTGGTTTTACTGGATTTTCTTATGTTGCTGCACAAGAAGGTGATTTAACCGCTCCCAATATTGCTGCAACATCGTTGTCCACAGGATTTACTCCTATAGCTCTACACCGAGATATTATTCCAGATACTAGCCTTGATATTATAAAAAATAAGGAGGGTTCTTTTGTTCTCAAGGGAGCAATTTCATCTGATAATGAGGATATTTCTCCAATGATTAACCTTGAGAGAGTGTCTCTGACAATGATTAAGAATCTGATTAATAAGGGTGAGTTGTTTGCGAATACTTGGCCAGCTAATTATATCACTACCGATCCTTATTCTAGTGGTAATACTGTGGGCGGAGGATTTTATATCGAGAATGCCGGCGAAGGTTATGATGAAGCTGATGTTGTTGAGATAACTACTGCCGCAGGAAATATTGGTGTGGGTGCAACAGGAACTCCGGTCATTAATTCTATGGGGTCTGTTGTTGGTGTGACTTTGACTAATGCTGGACATACATATCTTCATGCTCCGAGCATTAGTATAACTTCCCCAGGTGGCGGCACAGGCGCCATCATCAACTATGTCGGCGAAGATACCCCTCAAGGGCCAGGCAACTTCCTTGCACGATACATGACGAAACGAGTTGTTATGTCTCCTGGAGCAGAAGCAAAGGACATCAAGATTTATTTGACTGCTGCTCAGATGTTAGGAACAATATTGTGGGTATATACAAAGGTACGGAGTAAGTATGACATCGAATCGTTTAACCAAAAGAATTGGGTATTGGCGAAACGAATGCAACCTTTTGGTGATGAATTATCCCCAAGCGAAGATTATTACCGAGAAATTAGCTTCATGGGAGGCGGGGCCGATGATGAGTTCCCACTCGCCTATGATGCAAAACTAGATGGAATTGAATATGCGGAGAACGAGCAACCATCAGGAGAACGATTCGATACATTCAACGAATTTGCCATAAAGATTATCATGCAAAGTGTAGATGCGCGAATCGTTCCTATTGTCAAGGATCTTAGAGCAATTGCAGTCGAGTAGTAATACATATGAATAGTAATAACAACGACGACGAAAAGAAGAAGTATGTGCCAACCGATAAAGCGGGATTAGTCAGAGATACATATTCTAAGGCAATTATTTCGTCAGATCATAAGGCACTTCAAGAATATCGTATTCGAGCCCGGAAGATAAAAGCAAATCAAGCCAAGATAGAGAGTATAAATACAGTTAAAGAAGAGATGGATATTCTCAAAGAAGAGATGGGTGAAATAAAAAATTTGCTAAAGCAGATTATATCAGGAACTAAGGAAAACAATACGGATGCCAGTTAATACTACCCAAGTCGCCAATGTTGTTATGAGCGATACATTTACTCAATTTGCAAATAAGACCAATGTATTGATTAAAATTGTCAATGGGCTTCCAGCGGTGAAGAGAGATCCCCTTGACCGGCGCGGTGGTACGATTGACGGTGGTGAGGTTGGAGAAGAGATTCTCCAAGGAGACAATGGTAGCCTTTTCATTATTAATCCAGACCCAGCCAATGGCAATCGAGGGCTTGGTATTGGTGATTTCTTATCAAGTGGTTTTCCAACTTCTGTCGGAGAGGAGACACAATTCTATATTCTAAAATCTGATAGATCCGCTAGTATAAATGTTGTTAGCACCTTCCCCGGTGGTACGGCTAATTTAAATTTGCAAGGCACCGGCAATTCAGCGGTTCGTTTTCTTGAAAATTCTACTGATGGAATGGTAATTGGTTATGATGATGAAGGTGCTAAATTAGATATTAGACAATTTATTAGTGGAACAGAAACAGACAGATTCACCTTTACCCGAGCCGGCCGCCTTGGCATTGGAACTAATGCTCCAACTTATAAATTAGATGTTGTTGGGAATATTGGACTTGGTGATGGAGGCGGTACAGATTACCTATATCATAATGATGACGATAATACTTATATATTATTTCATCAGGACGAGATCACCTTCGCTGCCGGGGGCCGACAATTTATTAAGATGCACGAAGACGACACCCAAGATATACTTATCCTCGGCGCGGCGGATACTGATGTAGATACGGCGATTTATCGAAATAACAGCACCGCTGCATTATTTGTAGAAGGCTCCTCTGGGCAGGTTGGTATTGGGACAATCGGCCCAGGGAAAACATTGGATGTAGTCGGAACATTCCGAACCTCAGGAGCTTCATTGATTGGTGGTACCCTTGGCGTAACTGGAGTCACAACGCTCAGCGAGGATGTTACCATAGCGAGTGATAAAGACCTTCTTCTTCAAGGCTCCGGTACCCTTACCGTAGGCACTGGAGCCACAACGCTTGGCGGGGCCCTTGACGTAACTGGAGCCACAACGCTTGGCGGGGCCCTTGACGTAACCGGAACCACAACGCTTCGTGATGATGTTACCATAGCCTCTAACAAAGACCTCTCGCTTTCAGGCACCGGTACCCTTACCGTAGGCACTGGTCTTACAGACTTAGGTGGTGCCCTTACCGTAGATGGTGCCACCACGCTCAACGAGGATGTTACCATAGCCTCTAACAAAGACCTCTTGCTTCAAGGCTCCGGTACCCTTACCGTAGGCACGGGGCTTGTGGATTTAGGTGGTGCCCTTACCGTAGATGGTGCCACCACGCTCAACGAGGATGTTACCATAGCCTCTAACAAAGACCTCTTGCTTCAAGGCTCCGGTACCCTTACCGTAGGCACGGGGCTTGTGGATTTAGGTGGTGCCCTTACCGTAGATGGTGCCACAACGCTCAACGATAACCTTGCTTTAACCTCGGCCTCCCATGCCAATGTACATCATTTGAGAATCAAAGGAGCCCTTTCAGATGCGGAAGGCACTTATGGTAGCACCGGAGCCCTTAACCAAGTCCTTAGTTCTACTGGCGGCGCTACCCCTACTGTAAAATGGAAAAGCCTTGCCGAGCTTGGAGGATCAGGAACCGTCGGTGGAAGCAGCGCCGCCGGCGTTCTGGCACGTTGGACCGGCACGGACACTATTGAAGGATCTATTATACAGGAAACGGCTGGAGGACTTATAGGAATCGGCGGCGTTGACAACGGATTCAAGTTAAAAGTACACGGAACATTCAACGCCACATCCCTCGCAACGCTTAGTAATGGGCTTACTGTATCCGCAGGAGCTACAACGCTTACTAATGGAACCCTTAGCGTACCATCAGCACTCACAACTCTTAGTAGTTTGAAACTTACTGGAACCCTTGAGGACAGCGCCGACAGCACCGGAACAGATGATTATGTCCTTACTCGGGTAGCCAGTGGTGTAGAATGGAAACCAACGCTGAGTGCGTTTTCCGGATCTGCCGGTGTGTTGCCTATATTCGGATCCGGCGGCATGACGATTGAAGATTCTGTTATAAAACAGGTCAGTACAAGCATTGGTATTAATGAAGAATTGCCGGATCAAATGCTTCATGTTACTGGGACTAATCCACAAATAATTCTGTGGGAGAGTGATACCGAGTTTGTTCGTTTGGGGGTAGAAAATACCGCTGGCGATATGGTATTGGGTTGGGATGACGCAGATGATATGCAGTTTGGAGTGTTTACCAGCCCGACTGACGCAGACGTAACTTCTCATATGACAATTGAGGCTGGCGGCGATGTTGGTATAGGAACAACTAATCCAGGTAAGAAATTAGATGTAGTCGGAACATTCCGAGCCTCAGGAGCTTCATTGTTTAGTAGTACCCTTGGTATAACTGGAGTTACAAGCATTACTGATGGTACAGCCGCAGGTACCCTAGACCCCTTTAGCCTGACTGGAGCCTTACGAGTAACAGGTGGTTCAAGTATAAAAGAGAATTCTCAGTTTGGTGGCGATCTTCGCATACATGGCGATGCAATAATAGCAAACGAGCCGTGGTCTGTCGTGGCTGCACGGGATACAGGCGCCCTCCTTAATATGAAGGGAGGAGGATCCGGAGCCTATGGAGCTTTAGGGGCAACTGCGGGAGATACAGCCAATGTATGGCAGTCTGGCACAGCAACCAGTAGTAGAGATACACTTGTTCATAAACTAGAACGTACTTACACTCATGCTAGTTGGGATTCTGCTATACATAAAATACAGCGCCTTGTTGATGACACCTGGATGGGTTATATTGGATTTGGTCATAATGGCTTTGTAGGGTCAGGTAACAATATAACCTTTGGTGAGGGCTCCACCGAATATATGGTTATTGATGGCGATGGTGATGTTGGTATTGGAATATCAACCCCGCTCCAAAAACTTCATATCGAGAAGTCGGGTTCCACACAAATAGCTATTGCTCACAACGATAATAGGTTTCTTCGGTTAGGTGTTGGCGAAATTTCCGAGTCCTCAGTCATTGGCTGGGACAACGCCGACGAATTACGACTTGGGACTTATGTCACTAGCAGCACGACAACTTTAACCACCCATATGAACATTACTCCCGCCGGTAAGGTGTTTGTGGGAAGAGACTCTGGGGGACTCCCCGAATCAATCGGCTCTGGCGCCAATCCCGTCATCGCTGGTATTAAGATGATAGTAGATGGGAATTCCCAGATCGGAGCCATTGCTGATATACATGAAACCGGTTCTTTTGTGGTTGGTAATCCGCCTGCATTGTCTACTCATTTTAGCAAAAATGTAATACAGGTTCAACAGGCGTATGCCGTCGAGGATCTTTATCTTAATTGGAGAGGCGGAAATGTCATAATTGGAGCTGGCGGAACTACTTCCGGCGGACTTCATGTTTCGGGTGCTGATGGTCTTCGGGCAAATAAAGGAGCCACATTCGGATCCCTTTCTGCTCCTGTTCGTAAGGTAGACATAGTAGGAGCCGTCAGCGGCGCCATACTTCGGCTTGAATCCAACGCGCCTACATTAGAGTTTTATGAAAACGATCCCGGCGCCGGGGATGGAGTCTTTTATTGGCGACTAGGTGCAGATGGCGGGCATTTCGTCGTAGACCGAGCCCCGGACACCTTGGTCGGGGACCCAGTCACCGGCACTTATACCAGCGCCCGGCGGCCGTTCTCTATTAGTGGGGAACAAGGTAATACTAGTTTTAATACAGGCCCGGGGATTGTCGCGACTAGCTCCAAAGTAAGTGTCAATGGCGCCATTTCACTCTCTGAGCAGGCATCGAGTCAGGTTAGTGCAACCTCGCACGGTGGTGCGGGTCAAATCTGGGTCAAGAACACAAACCCGACTGAACTAATGTTCACGGATGATACTGCGGTTGACCACAATCTACTTAGCAGCAGCGGGCTTACATCTTCGGCGGCTAACTATTTTGAAGAAGATAAAATATGGAACCCGGCGAATGAAATATTAGTCAATGGCGTGTTCTGGGGTCACAACTACACCTGGGGAGAAAGCGCGGCGCACGGCTTCAACGCGACACCTAGACTACTTCGCTGCACTTTTAAGGCACTGGCCGCCGGCACCGGGCAGCAACAGGGCGCCGCCTACTGGACTGATTATTCCGAGGGTGATGAAATTTCGTGTGATGCGCTTACGGTTGGATTTTGGGGCGCTGAAGGCCCGGGATACTCGTCTGGTTTTACAGTGGGAGCAAATACTACTCACCTATTCTGGACATGGTCGATAGTCGGCGACAGAATTCATTCCGGCACTCCAATCGACGCCTTCGAGACACCGCGCTGGCCAAGGATCCCAACTAAGTTTCACACCAATGGTGCGCAAATTGTTAGAGCCTACGACTGGAAATTAATTATGAGGGCATGGAAGTAATGTCACTACCTGTGATTAAAAGGATTTAATTGTCATGGCCGATAAGTATAGAACCTCAATATCCGATATAGACAGCCCTGCTGAGTTTGCGTTTGAAATTGCAGACATGCACACAGGCGGGGCTCACACTACGGTTTCGGTTGGTGTTCTGAATGATACTAATATTATAGATTCAGATTCGGCGAGGGGAGGAGGGAAGACGACACGCGGGCTTTATGTTGGAGTAGCAGGAAATGTCTATTGTCGCATGGCCAATAGTTATAATCCTACTGTAGGTGTCGATGATGATTTTGGGGCTAATGTCCTTTTTCAAGGAGTGCCTGCTGGCACGATTCTCCCCATTCGTGTCCAAGCCATTTGGGCTAACAACCAAGGTGAACCTACTACCGACGACACAAGCAACACAACGGCCACTGGATTGATTGGTTTATATTAGGGGGTCCCGACGATGAGGCTTGGGCTCTCAACTAAAATTACACAGATTCGTGCTGTTCCTCTTGGTCCTCTTGTCGTGTATGAAAGAACATATGCCCCATTGCCTGCCGTTAGTACTGGGTTCAACCCAGACGCAGAAGTCTACACAACCGGGGGGACCGGATTGTGGGCAAATGCGATAGACATGTTAAACAATCACGAGTTAGGGCGCTATGGGAACAAACCCGCGAACGAACTTGAAGGTATCATTTTCACTCGATTTGAAGTCGATGTCCCAAAAGATGCAACCATCTTAGGCGTGAAAATCAAATTCTTTGCGACTAGCGGTTACGCACCAGTAGGAGGTAGTCTCGACGTAGCTGGTGGTTTCGTCCTACCCGACAACAATTCTCCATCAAGCCGTAATTGGCAAGCTGCTGCTGGCATCGCTGCATGGTCATCTTTTAGCGATGTGCCAATGGCTAAGTATTATGATTCGGGGAATCAAACAGACTTCACAGTATTCCAGGGTGGTGCGGCCGCTTTCTCTGCGTCTGCGGTGGCGATGGCCACGGGTCTCTGGCACGAGTATTCATTCGGCGAAGGCGTTGACGATATGGATATATCGTCTCCAACAACAACTGTCACAGGTTTGATCGACCAACTTCAGGATTATATCGACGGTGCGGGAGACTCCTTGCGCGGTAGCATTGTCACGGGTAAGGTTCCTGTTCTCTTTCAGCTTTATGCCGATGAAATTCTCACCGATCTACACTTTCAGGGGTTGATTTGCGCCGACTTCTCGGGCGGTACTTACGCTCCACAGTTCACCGTCAAATATGAATCACATGTAGAACCAGTAGGAGAATAATAACATGCCACACGCCAACCCATTACCAATCATCGAGCCGTTTACCGCTTTGATTGCAGCCAATGACTTGATCTTCACAGACCAACGATCTACTAACCCCGACGAGTCGTCGGATGCCTTTAATGCATGGTCCCAAGAGATGGGCAGCATCTTTAATCGCCTCGGGGTTGGGTTGAGTGACATCGTTTGCCGCCCCAACAATGAACAGATGAAAATTGATATGGCTGCTTTCTACATTGCCCTGGATGCCACTCCTGGCCTGGACTTTGCGGAATGGCAAGCGAATCGGCCTTTACATCGCGAGCATGATCCCGATCCATCTAAGCACGACTACTTCTTTTGCGTTCGCGATTCTGTAACCAATGAATGTGTCGGCGGGCTTACACTCGTCAACATTGAAATCGAAAGCGACACGGCGACTGGTATTGTATGCGGCGGGATCATCCTGCCTGGAATCATTACAGACAGCACCGACACCGTTCAAACATTGGGCGCAATCTATACGCACATTCTGACCACTCAGTTCGTACTCGAAGATGGTCGGACACTCGACTTCACAGACTATCATTTCCTGCCCAACTTCCAGTCCGAAGAGATCATTGGGTTGCGCGAAGCATTCGACGCCGATCAGATCACCACAGACTTGCTGGCATTTATGAGCGTTGACTTCGACATCGAAGGCGATCTGGCAGATCCATCACAAACGATTCACATCAAAAGGCGAATCGTTTGATAATAATGTTGATGATGAAGTCATTTTTGAATAGGTTTCTATTTACATATAAATAGAAGATATACTATAATAAGGATATCAAATGGCCCAGCAGAAAAACTTAATCGTAGACCAAGGGAGTAGTTGGTCGATCAATGTCATTGCCTATACGAGTAATGCTACAGGCACCTTTACAGCTAATCTCTATCAGTTTGCCAATGGTGCTGGGCAGATACGAAAATCTTACACCTCGATTACCCAAACAGCAAATCTTTCTGTAGATATTCATCCCGCAGGGAGTGGAAATACAGGAGGAGTCATTACGCTGTCAATGAATAATTCTATCACCGGAGCCATAACTGGCGGGCGATATTTGTATGATGTCGAAATGGTTGGGGGCCCTATTGTTACTGGATATAGTGATGGTACCGAGGATAATAACATCTATAGAGTTTGTGAAGGCATCATTACTATTGCACCACAAACGACCAAATGGGATTGGAATTAAACCATGTCAATACCAGTTAGTAGAACAGATTTAAAAGAATGGTGTCTACGAAAATTAGGGAAACCAGTCATCGAAATTAATGTAGATGATGACCAAATGGAAGACCGAATTGACGAGGCTCTCCAATTCTATCAAGAGTATCATTTTGATGGGTCAGAGAAAGTCTATGAAAAATATAAGATGACAACAGAAGATATTGATAATAAATATATTTCAGTGCCTTCTTCTGGATTTACTAGCCCAACAGGAAATAATGTTTATCTTGGAATCACAAAGATTTTTCCTGTCACCGGTACTTCTATTGGAATGTGGGATATTCGTTATCAGATGCGACTTAGCGACCTGACAACCTTTGGAACATATCTTGGTGGATATGACTTGCTCAGTTATAAAACACGAATGACTAATTTGTCTATGATTCAAGAAATGTTAATGGGTCAAATTCCTGTTCGACATAATCGGCACGGAAATAAACTTTATCTAGATTGGCAATGGGGTGTGGATGCCGTAGTTGGTGAATTTATTATCATCGAAGCATTTAAGGTTATTGATCCAGAAGTATATCTGGATGTCTATAACGACATGTTCTTAAAACAATATGTGACTGCGCTATTCAAAGAACAATGGGGGCTTAATTTATCTAAATTTGAGGGAGTTCAAATGGTTGGTGGTGTCACGCTCAACGGTCGTGCAATTTTAGACGAGGCCAGAACGGACATTGACAAACTTAGAGAAGAAATGTCTCTCAAATATGAACTTCCTGTCGATTTCATGATGGCATAGCAGGGAATTAAATATGCCCACAAATTTATACATAAACAATTTCGACAGTTCGCCAGAACAGAGATTGATAGAAGATTTAATCATAGAGTCTATTAAGTTCTATGGTCGCGATTTCTATTATATTCCTCGTAAACAGAGTGGTAGTTTTGACCAACTCTATGGTGAAGATCCAAGAAAATCATTCGAGGAAGCCCATGTAATTGAAATGTACATCAAGAATGTCGAAGGATTTGAAGGTGAAGGTGACCTGCTAGGTCGTTTTGGGTTAGAAATTCGCGACCAGACCACATTGACTGTAGCAATTCGCAGATTTGAGGAACTACTACAATCTTCCCCTGGAATGTCTGCGATGGGGCTCACTCGCCCCCGTGAAGGTGACCTAATCTTCATGGACTTCGTTCGCCCTGATCCCAAATATCCTGGGGCAGCAGGCATGTTCTTTGAAGTTCAGTTTGTAGAGCATGAGGCTATTTTCTATCAGACTGGCGCCCTACAAACATATGACTTACGATGCGAGACATTTACCTATAGCAATGAAACCTTTGCAACGGGTGTTGATCTTATTGATGCTGCATTTGCCAACGGTGTGTCTACCTATGTTACCACAGGAAACACCATGCCGTCTGGTACCACAGTCGATAATGCATTTATCGAGGCTGAAGCCGCATCAATTCTTGACTTGAGCGAGACATCACCCTTCGGAGACTTTGGATAATGTTAGGCACTCCATTTACACATGATATGATTAGAAAGTTCGTGGTCGCATTTGGGACCATGTTCAATAATATTAAGCTCCAGCGTATCGAAAAAGATGCAGATACCCAATGGATTTCTGTTCCATTGTCCTATGCTCCCAAAGAGAAGTGGCACGCAAGGCTGACGGATCCCAGAATTACGCAGCAAATTGCTATTTCTTTACCTAGAATCAGCTATGAGTTGGTGACAGCCACATATGCTCCTGAACGTAAAATGAATACGATGAATCGACATGTGGCTGTAGCTGCTGCTGACCAAGACAAATTTAGAAACATGTTCGCCCCTGTTCCTTATGATTTTCAGTTTTCGTTGTTTGTTTATTCGCGCAATGCAGCCGACGCATCAAATATTATTGAGCAGATTCTTCCTTTCTTTACACCAGAGTTTACAGTTACAATTAACAATGCAACTGATCTAGAAATTGATATTGACTGCCCAATTATATTGAATAGCGTCAGTCGAGAAGACACCTATGAAGGAGATTTTGAATCACGAAGAGTTGTGACTTGGACTTTGGACTTCACGATGAAGGGGCTTTTGTTTGGGCCAGTTCGAGAAAATAAAGTTATTAAAAAAGCATACGTTGATTTCTTTATTCCCCCGACAGATTCGCGAACTGTATACCATTCAGGAAATCTTGCAATAAACTCAGCCACAACTTCGGAAATTTATTTGCAGGCTAACACGGCGAGCAGGGTCAGCAATACCTATGATAGTGGAAAAATTACAATAACAGCAGAAGGTCCTGGTGGAACAACTAGTATTGCTGGTAATACACGAATCATTACTTCCTATGATGGTTCGACACAAAAAGCAACAGTTGTTCCTGCATTTTTAAGTGCCGATATACCCCAAGATACATGGTCCTATGAAATACAGTATTTGACAGCAGACAGGTCTAGTTCTATATCTTCTGACCAACTTCTTGGAATTCCTACTGCAACAAGAATCTATACCCAACCAGGATTAACTGGTGCCAGCGACCCGACAAGTAGTGGATCGGGTGCTGGCTATCCGCTCGACTCCACTCTAAGCGAAGAATTGGGTGAAATTGATGCGGGTGAAGATTTTGGTATAATTCAAACTAGAACATTCTTCCCATCTAATAATGTGTTAGCTGGAACTAGACGAAACTTGAAGACAGGAGATGATGACTTATAATGAGTGATGAAAAACTTGTGGAAGTTCTGCCCGCAGAACTTCTTCCTACTAGTGAAATTGAAATTGCAAAAGACCTTGACACGGACTACGAATACACCCGAGACAATCTAAAAGCAATTATTGAGAAAGGGTCGGAGGCTCTCGACGGCATTCTTGAACTAGCCAAAGAAAGCGAGCATCCTAGAGCCTATGAGGTTGTCGGGCAAATCATCAAGAATGTGGCCGATGTCAATCGTCAGCTTATCGACTTGCAAAAAGACATCAAGGGCTTGAAAAAAACTGATTCTGGCCCCAAGAATGTCACCAATGCGCTGTTTGTTGGGAGTACGCATGACCTCCAGAAGTTACTAAAAGGTAAGCTAGACCTAAATATTGGCGGCGATAAGGAGTAATCTATCATGGCTACTCAACAATCAGGCTATCTTGGGAATCCCCTTCTCAAGAAGGCCGGAACACACGAAGAGTTCACAAAAGACCAGATTTCAGAATACATCAAGTGTTCTAAAGATCCTGTTTATTTTATTCTCAACTATGTAAAAATTGTCAATGTAGATGAAGGGCTTGTTCCCTTTACCATGTATGACTTTCAAGAGAAAATTATAAACACGATTCATAACAATCGCTTTGCCATTGCCAAACTTCCGAGACAGTCAGGCAAGACCACGACTGTTGTTTCTTATTTTCTACACTATATTCTATTCAACGAAGATGTCAATATTGCCATCCTTGCAAACAAGGGGTCATTGGCCCGTGATATTCTAGGCAGACTACAGTTGGCCTATGAGAATCTCCCCCCATTTCTACAGCAAGGAATCAAGGTATGGAATCGTGGGGACATGCAATTAGAGAATGGGTCAAAAATTGTTGCAGCATCGACTTCTTCTAGTGCAGTTCGTGGTGGAACATACAACATGATTCTGCTTGACGAGTTTGCGTTTGTTCCTAAGAATATTGCAGACGAATTCTTTAGTTCTGTCTATCCAACAATTTCTTCCGGTAAAACTACAAAAGTCATTATCGTCAGTACCCCTTGCGGAATGAACCACTTCTATAAATTGTGGTCGGATGCACAAGAAAAAAAGAATCTATACAAACCTGTCGAGGTTCATTGGAGTGAAGTTCCGGGGCGTGACGAACAGTGGAAAGAAGAGACAATCAGAAATACGAGCAAGGAACAATTCGCGCAGGAATTTGAATCGGTTAGCGCATCAACTATTATAAATATAGACAAGGGACATGGTCCCCAGGAAATTGCTATAGGAGAATTATATGACGAGCTATCCAGGAACAAAGGCGGAACTTCAGTTTGAATTGAGTGGCACTAGCCAGGTTCGGATTGCTAAGAAATATGGTGTTGGGCGTAAAATAGTTCGTAGGTGGTTAAAGGAGCACGGCCTAGTTTCCAATTATTTCAAAGGTATTGATAATACCGGCTTAAAGGACATGCTGTCCGAAGGAAAATCGCCATTTGAGATTGCGAAATGTTTCTCTGTGAAAACAAACACAATCACCAGCCGGATCAAATACCAGGGAATGGAAATTCCTGAAGTAATATATGACGCCCAAACAACCAAAGATAAATGTGCGGTATTCGTTGATGAATATAACCACGGAATTGTTCCTGGTATAACGTGGGGTGATCCAAATTTACGCGCAAGTATTATACACCACACCTCAACGCATATTCTACAATCCGATAAACTGACGGAACGAATATATAGAATCATTAATGATTTTTGTGAAGGGGATTTGCCAAAATGCCTAGAAACGGGTCAAGCATTAAAATTTTATACGGTCACTAAGGGGTATGGCAACAGTACACATCAAATAACTCGAAAGGGATATGCTCAAAACATGAGTAGTGTATTTCTTGGGTCGTCGAAAATTTCACAAGAATTATTTTGGGAAATTTACAACAGCCTAGAGGGGGAATATAGACCTTTGGCTCGCTTTGGTGATTTAAATTCGGAGGTTCGTGTCCGGGTCAACAAAAATGATATAAAAATGTTCGGACCAGAACAAACAAACAAACATTGCTACTATTTGGACTTTGTGTTGGGTACCAGAAATATTGAATTTGATGGCACATATTGGCATTCTATATTGGGTAGAACAGCAAAGGACGAAGTCCGGGATGCTATTTTAGAGAGCAAGGGATATATGACACTCCGAATAAACGAGCAGGATTACATTAAAGACCCACAAAAAGAGATTCAAAAATGCCTAGACTTCCTAAGACCATAATACAGAACACACCAAATCATAAAATAGAAACTCCGAACGGATTTGAGCATTTCTATGCAGTAAACAAGATCGAACGTGACTGGTGTGTGCATCTGATTGGATCGGATGGAGTGGAGTTGAAGTGTTCTCCTAGACATCCCCTATTCGATGTCAATTCGGATATTATCTTGGCGATGGACCTAAAGGTTGGAGATAAGGTCCAGGCCAAATCCGGATTCATAGAAATCGTATATGCCGAGATTGTAGATGGCCTCATTGAATTGTATGATGCCGTTAATGCAGGAAAGGATCATACATATTACACCAATGGCGTTCTTTCCCATAATTGTGATTTTGTCGGCTCAATTAATACTCTGATTAACGCAACGAAGCTAAAGAATATGCCATTCAAAGACCCGGTTATAGTTTTGGGAGACATGGACATCTATGAAGAACCCCAAGAAGGGCATGTTTATACACTAGTTGTCGATGTATCACACGGTGAAGGGCTGGACTATTCTGCGTTTTCGATCATTGATTCGTCAGAATTTCCATATAAACAGGTGGCCAAGTATCGCAATGCAACAATTCCCCCATTAACCTATCCCACAGTTATCCATAATGCTGCTCTGAAATACAATGAAGCATTTATTCTTGTCGAAATCAATGACATTGGGCAGCAAGTGGCTGACATTTTGCATTATGACCTAGAATATGACAACATGCTAATGGTCACACAACGGGGGCGCGCAGGGCAAGTTCTTGGTGGTGGTTTTGGTATAGGGCAGGCTCAAATGGGAATCAAGACAACCAAGAAAGTAAAGCAAGTAGGATGTCTCAATCTCAAGAACCTTGTCGAAAGTGATAAATTAATTATCGAAGACTTTGACACCATTGCCGAACTGACTTCATTTGTTTCTCGTGGATATTCTTATGAGGCTGAGCCTGGGCATAATGACGACTTGGTGATGACACTCGTTTTATTTTGTTGGCTCACAACTCAACCCTATTTCAAAGACCTGACTAGTGTGGATGCCAGAAAACGCATTTTGGCTGACAAATCAAAGGTCGAAGAAGAAGAATTGTTGCCCTTTGGGTTTATTGACTCGGGCCCTGTGATCGAAGAAGTGGCCGTAGACCGTGGTGACGATAAGTGGTTATGGGGAAATGATTTTGAGAAAGATTCTACTCCAGATCCTAAATTTCATTAAAATACTCGGTATTATAAATATCATCAGAATGGAAGGCCCCCTTCATACAACTGCGGGTCAACTATTAATTATATTCTAAACGAGGAGTGTTAAAATGCCTTTTCAACTATCACCGGGTGTAAATGTTTCAGAAATTGATCTGACCACAATTATTCCTGCTGTAGCTACTACAGACACAGCATTTGTTGGTTCATTCAGTTGGGGTCCTGTGGACGAAATCACCTTAGTCAACAATCAAGAAGTGTTGGTTAGCACTTTTGGTAAGCCGGATGGCGATACGTCCGAACATTGGTTTACGGCATCAAACTTCCTGGACTATGGAAACAAGCTGCATACGGTTCGTGTAACTACTGGGTTGGCAAATAATGCTATTTCAAAGCGCGATACCGCTGCATCGCTGAGTGGAGTTCTCATCAGGAATGATGCAGATTTCGCAGACCAAGCCACCGGCGTCGGAATCCTTGAAGGATCGCTTACGGTAACCGACGCTGGCCTATGGGCGGCTCGTTTTCCTGGAGACCTAGGAAATAACATTCGTGTCTCTATTTGTGATTCCCATCCAGGGCAGTTTAGTAATATTGTTTGTAATGATACTGCAAACACAACCGACGGTTCAACTACTATTCAACTTCATGGTAATACTAACTTCCATATTGGTGATGTTATTTCGTTTAGAGCTGCTACCGACGCCGATATTGCTGAAACACTAGCTGTTGTTAAAAACACCGGTGATGGTGCGGACTTCACAGTCTACTCACCACCATCAGGAACTTTTAAGATTGTTTCATTCCCCGAGGGAACTGGTCCTGATAATGTAAAAAATAATGTTTCAGCAAAATTGAATAAAGCCGTTCCGTCAGATGCAATCAATGTCGGAATCAACCGAAAGTGGGAGTTCTATGGTAACTTTGACCAAGCTCCGGGCACCTCGGTATATTCAGCAGCACGGGGCTCGGCCAATGACGAAATTCACATTGCTGTCTCTGATGCAACTGGTTTGATTTCGGGCACTAAAGGGCAAGTTCTTGAAACTTATCCTAATGTATCAAAGGCTCGGGATGCAAAGGCTGAGGACGGAAGCTCCAATTATTATGGAGAAGTTATTAATCAAAACTCCAAGTATATTCGATGGTGCAACCCACCCAACTCAACACTAGCCGATGCTACGACCGAATCTGCTGGTGTAGTTTCTCGCGAATGGGGAAATACTGCATATGTCGCTGGCGTCATAGGAGATACTGTCGAATCTTTTGAGTTTATCGAAGGCGCAGACTCACGAGGCGCGTCCTCGCCTGATGATCAGCATCTTTGGATGCCAGATAGCATAACACTACACAGCGGCAACAATGGCTATGCAACTACTCCAGCAGCATTCATACTTGGATATGATATGTTTTCAGATCCAGAAGAAATAGACATTTCAATGATTCTTGGTGGTGCTCATGATGGTACTGTTTCCAAGTACATCGTTGAATCTATTGCCGAAGCCCGCAAAGATTGTGTTGCATTCATTTCGCCACGCAAGACTGATGTTACTAATGCTTCGGATACGCTTTCACAAAAGACAACCGCTGTCAAGGATTATCGCCTAAATAATCCAGGCAGCGAGGGTATTAACAGCCTGAGTAGTTCATATGGCTTCATGGATAGTGGTTGGAAGTATCAGTATGATAAGTTCAACGACAAATATCGCTGGGTGCCTCTGAATGGTGACATTGCAGGGCTTTGTGTCCGAACAGACGAGTCTCGTGACCCATGGTGGTCACCAGCGGGATTCAATCGTGGGCACATCAAGAATGTTGTCCGACTCGCATGGAATCCTCAGAAGGCGCATCGCGATGAGCTTTACAAAAATGGTATCAATCCTGTTGTTACTATTCCTGGGCAAGGTACTGTCCTGTTCGGTGATAAGACGCTCCAGGCTAAACCTAGCGCATTTGACCGAATTAATGTACGAAGACTCTTTATTGTACTAGAAAAGGCCATTGCAACAGCAGCCAAGTTCACACTCTTTGAGTTCAATGATGAATTTACTCGTTCACAATTCGTGAATATGGTAGAACCTTTCCTCCGCGATGTGCAAGGGCGAAGGGGCATCTTTGATTTCAAGGTTGTCTGTGACGAATCGAACAACACAGGCGAAGTTATTGATCGAAACGAGTTTATTGGTGATATTTACATCAAGCCTGCTCGCTCAATTAACTTCATTCAATTAAACTTCGTTGCAGTCCGCACGGGTGTTGACTTTGAAGAGGTTGTTGGGAAGTTCTAGTATAAATAGTCTTTAGAAAGAAAGATTAAACAAGGAGAGACTTAAATGCCTTTTAACGTAAACGATATTAGGGCGCAATTGACAGGCGGAGGGGCTCGCCCCAATCTGTTTGAAGTGGTGATGCCATTCCCCTCAGTTGCCAATCCAGGAGCGGCCGGGACCAAGATGACCTTTACCTGTAAGGGGGCCCAGATGCCTGGTTCGGATCTTGGGATGGTTGAAATGCCATATTTTGGTAGAACAATCAAACTTGCAGGCAATCGAACCTTCCCAGAGTGGACTACGACAGTTATTAATGATGAGGATTTTTCTGTATACAACGCAATTCAGACTTGGATGAATTCTATAAATTCTCATTCAGGGAATATTCGTGAAGCAGGAGGTAATCCAATTAACTATCATTCCACAGCAGATGTTATTCATTATGGAAAGGCTGGCGAAGAGATTAAGAGAGTAACTATTGTAAACATGTGGCCTTCGGTTCTTGCCCCAATTGATCTGGCTTGGGAAACAAATGATGCACTTGAAGAATTTACATGTACATGGCAGTATGATTTCTGGCAGACTCCCGGAATTACGTCCTAAGTGAATATATAAATAGGGTTGAGGTGTGGGTAGAAACATGTCTATCCACACCACTTACCTTTACTTCGTAAATATAGGATTCTAGACTATGGCTGTTAAACTATTCGGTTTTACTATTGGTCGGGAAGATGAAGAAAATCCCGCCAAAATTCAATCATTCGCTGAAAAAGAAAACCTAGAGGGTGCCTTACAAATCTCCCCGCTTGCGGGAGCGTATGGCACCTATCTTGATATTGAGGGTGCCGTTAAAAATGAAGCTGAGTTAATCACTCGGTATCGTGAAATGGTAATGTATCCTGAGGCTGAATATGCTGTTGATGATATTGTCAATGAGGCAATTGTCACTAGCGTTGGAAGGGGTCCAGTTGATATTGTCCTGGACCATTTGGAACAATCTTCTTCGATCAAAACAAAAATTCAAAACGAATTTATTGAAATCTTAACCCTTCTTGATTTTGGAAATCAATGCTATGACACATTCCGGAGATGGTATGTAGATGGGCGATTGTATTATCATATCATTATTGATGTCGATAATCCCAAGAAAGGCATTCAAGAGCTTCGTTATATTGACCCCCGAAAAATACGCAAAGTAAAGCACATTAAGAAAGTTGGCATAAAGTCTGGAGATGGTCAGAATATTCCTGTGACAACAAACGGAGCAGAATATTTCATTTATAATGAACGAGGGCTAGACCAAAAGGGCGGCGGTAACGGAATTAAAATTGCCAAGGATAGTGTTTGCTATACGCATTGTGGTTTGTTAGACGCCAGAAAAGCGATGATTATTTCTCATCTCCACAAGGCCATCAAACCTTACAACCAACTAAAGATGCTAGAAGATGCTGTTGTCATTTATCGTATTGCTCGCGCACCTGAACGAAGAATTTTCTATGTTGATGTAGGAAATCTTCCCAAGATCAAAGCCGAACAATACTTGCGCGACATCATGACTAAATTTAAGAATCGTCTTGTATATAATTCAGGCACAGGCGAAATTAGTGACGAGCGAGAACATCGAACCATGCTAGAGGATTATTGGTTACCTCGACGCGAAGGCGGGCGTGGTACTGAAATCACAACACTTCCTGGTGGGCAGAATCTCGGTGAAATTGAAGATATTGTGTATTTCAGAAGGAAGCTCTATAAGGCCATGAATGTTCCTGCATCTAGACTGGAACAAGAGGGTGGGTTTAATATTGGTCGTTCTGCTGAAATCACGCGAGACGAGGTCAAGTTTGGAAAATTTGTTACTCGACTGCGAAGTAGGTTTGGTCAACTATTCTTGAGTCTTTTGGAGACACAGCTTCGATTGAAGGGTGTAGTAACAGCAGAAGATTGGGAAGATTTTAGGCCTAATATCTATTTCGATTGGCAGAAGGATACACATTTTATTGAACTTCAAGAAACTGAAATACTCCGAAGTCGAGTTGAACTACTTCGGGATATGGAAGAATTCAAGGGTGAGTATTTCTCGAAAGAGTGGCTCCGAAAGAATATTCTTCGACAGTCTCACGAAGATATTGAAATGATTGATAAGCAAATTAGTAGCGAAGCTCCAGCCGAAGGCGAAGAAGAACCTGAGGAAGATGTATAATAACTTACCAATTCTTATAAATAAGAGTTAGAGGAGACGATACCATGAACGAAACAGAATCCTATATTGCTCAGGCAATTCAATATGCCAAAGAAGAAAATCCTAACGATATGCAGGATTCTCTTGGCGCTGCATTGTCGAATAAGATTACTGATGCCATTAACCTAAAGAAAATCGAATTGGCTGGAGAATTCTTCGGAGAAAAGCACGACAAAGACGACGAAGAAGATGATGATGAGGAAAATGGTTCAGAAGAAGAAGAAGAAGAAGAGAACGGAAAAAAGAAAAAGAAGAACCCGTTTGCAAAAAAGAAAAAGAATGGCGATGACGAAGATGACGATGATGATGACGACGACGAGGAATAAAACCAATGGCCAAAGCATTCAAAAGCATTAGACCACAACGTATTTGGGAAGACGAAAAGCCTGAGCGAGAAGAAAAGATCAAGAGCGCAGGCGTAGATGCTCCTCTTCCATCTGACGACGAAGAGTTGGATGATGCAGACGAGAATACGCGCAATCTCGATGGTTCTGCGGAAGATATGGTCACCAAGGCTATCAAGCCTATCTATGTGAAGCGCAAGGACGGTACATATTCCTTGAACACCGAGCAGGTTATTCGCAAAGACCAAGAGCTTGTCGAAAATGCAATGGATACGCTAAAGAAGATTGTGACGCAGCATCAGGCTTCTACTATTAGGTTCAAAGATGGAGCCACATTAAAAGTTGATGCCACGACAGCAAACATTATTCTTCAAGTTCATGGTGCATTGAATAGAAACAATCAAGTCAAGTTGGCTCAAACGATTTCAAAAGACAAGGCCGGGTTTGCAAAGATGGCTGATTTTGCATTCCAACAGGGAAGAATTGGCGCAAAGACGGGGTTACAAGGCCCATCACCAAAGGCAATCTAATATGAGACTAATCACCGAACTCAACGAGAACGTAGAATTCCTAACCGAAGTTGATAAATCAACTGGTAAGAAGTCGCACTTCATTCAGGGTGTGTTCATGCAGGCTGAGCAGAAGAATCGAAACGGAAGATTCTATCCTGTTTCTGTTCTGCGAAATGAAGTCAAGCGATACAATAAAGAATATGTAGAAAAGAATCGTGCATTCGGTGAGCTTGGGCATCCTGACGGTCCCCAGATTAATCTTGACCGTGTATCACATATGATTAAAGACATTCAAGAAGATGGAAACAACAACTTTATTGGTAAGGCCAAGATTATGGACACTCCCTACGGAAAGATTGTCAAGAATCTGATCGACGAAGGCGCAAATCTTGGTGTTTCGTCTCGCGGAATGGGCTCATTGAAGCCCGGAAAAACAAATGGTATGCAGATTGTCCAAGACGACTATCATCTTGCAACCGCAGCGGATATTGTTGCAGACCCCTCTGCTCCCAATGCCTTTGTACAAGGTATCATGGAAGGTAGGGAGTGGGTTTGGAATAATGGACTGATTCAAGAACGAGATATTAGTG